GTCGTTGTAAAAAACTTTAAAACAGGGTTGAAAAAACGCCTTTGCGTTTTAACTTAAACGCCTTTACGTTTTAGGTAAAACGCAAGGACGTTTTACTTTAAATGCACTTGCGTTTGAAAGCAAACGCTTAGGCGTTTTTGAAAGCCGTTTGTACGGGCATCAGAACGAATTGTGTAAGATAGAACGGCGGCAAAAATGTTGTTGCGGTTTGTTTATCAGCGAGTTATACGAAAACGGGCTTTCATGCGAACGCAAAACGAAATGTGACATTGCTTTACATACGCTTTACGTTTAAATGGCCTAAACGCGGGCTTTAAATACGTATTTTTTACATCACACTATAAATATCACCTAAACGGGGCTGGAATAGGCTGTAAAGGCTTATTTTGGCCTTTTTTTATGCCTGTTTAGGCGTTTAGAAATCTGTTTAAGTACCCATTTAGACGGGAAAAACAAGCGGTTTCAGAATCTCTTCCTTAAATGTTAAAAAAGGGGTTGGGCATACCTTTGGGCATACTAGTTGGGCATACCCTTTTTTATTTATTTTATGCGCAAAATAAAAAGTTGGGCATACCTTTTTAACTGGTTTTAAGTCGTGTGTTTGGTAGGAGATTGCCTTTTGTGTGTGATATTAATGCGTTTTAATCTATATTTTGACATAGATAGTATTATATATTTTCGCATTGATTATGCTGTAAAATTAATGTAAGTTGCTGATTTATAGTGTTTATTTGGATGATAATACGTATTTTTACGGTGAAAACGTGTGTGTGCGTGTAGAAATGATGCAGAATAGTTCAGCAGGTAGAACAGCAGGATACAATTCGCTTCCCTGTATAGTCCCCGGTTCGAGTCCGGGTTCTGCCCCAATACTTTGTGATTTTGCGTTTTTATAGGTATTAGGTTTAAAGTGAACGCTCCCGGTGAAAGTCCGGGAGCTTATTTTTAATCTTGTTATTACCATTATATAAGTACTTCAGGGAAGTCACGAAAAAAAGTATAAATCAAAAGAAATAGTAGGGTTAATCCGAAGCACCAATATGAAGATTTTTGAAAAAATAAAGTCCTTTTTGGGAGTTCCACACGAACATCCTTCAATGCCCGATCCTCTTGAATTGCATTTTTTAATTCTTTCTGGAATTTCCGACGAGCACGTTCTGCAAGCATTGACAAATCATATAGAACAATGGCACTGCATGATACCCCGGCTGACAGTAGAACCACTGAGAGAAAAAATACCACACGGATGTATAGGTGTGATGGAGATTCGCAGTGGAGAGAAATTAATACGCCGTCAATACCTGAAGATACAACGAGAATATGCTGCCACAATGACAATTGCTTATCTATAGCCCTGTTTGTGGAATTCTCCAGCACTGGTAACTGTTCGCGATAGTATGAAGTTGGGATTTTATATTGAATCATTCTAGTTGCATTTATTTCTTATAATAAACGAATTCTCCTCCAGCTTCACCGGAATCCAGATGCATCACATTATCACTGAATGTTCCGCGCATGGTAAGTCCTTCTGTGCTTAGTGAAACATTACTTCCGTCAACTGAATAAGAACCCGATGCCGATTCGCTTGAATCAAAATCACCGTCCAGATCTGTATCAGCCTGCATTTTGATGTTGAATGAAGTTTCCTGGAAGGTAAGAGTCCATTTCAGATACACGATTTCCCCATATTCTTCTGTCGATTCCCATGTAGTGCCAGACAGCACTGTAGTTTCTTCATCATCAGAACAACTTGTAATAAACATTGGCAAAATCATTGCCAGGATTAATAATAGTTTTTTCATACGTAATAAAGTGTTTAATAGAAAAAAGCCTCTGCGTTTATCCGCAGAGGTATATTTTTTATTCTGTTTCAGATTTTTCTTCAAACTCTACATTTATAGCTGTATTGTCCCACTTGTTCATTTTCTGGGTTCCTAAGTCAATCAAGAATCCGGGCCAAAAAAGGATATTCCACAAACAAGCATTATTAAATGTAGATTCAAGCATAAGAGGTGAAGGCTTGTATCCTTCCTTTTTTGCAATCAGCGTTTTGTCTTCTCGTTTTTTCTTTATTTTAATTGTGGTAACCTGCTCAGAACCTATTTCTCCGAGTTTCATGTTGTTGCTTGCATCGTAGATTTTCGTGCCTTCAGGACCTGTGAAAGTTACAGCTTGCTTTGAGCTGCTGAATAATGTGCAGCATGATGAGAATGTGATTGCTGCAGCTACTAATAATATTACTTTTTTCATTGTGATTATAAATATATAAATTAAAAGAACTTCCTGATACTTCCCAGAACAGCATATACTTTAAGGATCATGCTGATGGGGATTTCCTGCTCACAAAACTCCTCGCTTTTATTTGAAGGAATAAGCCGAACATAACCTTCTTTCTGGCTTAACCTGACTCTTTTTACTGTGCGGTATTCCTCTGTGACAATGCCGTATATTTCTCCGGCTGGGAGATACTGGATTGGTGTCGTTACTTCACGAAGTGCGATAATGTCACCATTGCTTATCTCCGGCTCCATGGAGTGACCGGTGAGGTTACACCACACCACTCCTTCCTGGTTGTATGGAGGATAATTAATGTAGAAGTCAGGATTTCGCGTCTGGTCATTCACGATTACATCAAATCCTCCGATAAAATCCACATTAAAGTAGGGTGCGCCTTCGTATGTTTGGTTTACGGATGGCAGTTTTTCTTCCTTTTCAGACTCAGAACTGAGCATGTTGCCTTCGCCTGTAAGGAGCCAGTTCATATCTATATCTACACATTTTGTGTATATCACATCAATATCAAATGTTTTGCGCCCATACCAATTGGTTATAGTATTAGGAGCAACGCCTAAGAATCTAGCTAATTCAGCATTGCCTTTGAGCTTATAATACTCTTTAATGCGGTCTAATACCAATGGTTTATCTAAAATATTTCCCATATTGTGTGATTTTTATATGGATTTTATTTGTATTTCCCAAAATGTGTGTATATTTGCAGAGTCTTCAATACCGAAGACGCCCTAAAGGTAGAAAATAATCTTTAAAAACGCAAATTATGGATAGAATCAGGGAAAACGAATCAGAAAACACCACTGTTAGAGTACTTGTGGTGGAGGTGACTTATAAGGTAAGCTTAAGTAATGCAAAAATACCAAAAGAGGTATATGAAGAATTAACGAGAATGATTAAAAACACTGAGACACTTCCTGAACCGGAAGAATTGGCATTTGATGAGGAAGAAAGTCGGAAAATGACATCTCGTTGGTTATCGGAACACATTCATGAAGATGGATCTTTCCAGAGAGAATACATGGTAGATTTCATAACTAAATAAATCAATAACGAAATGGCAGAAACAAGAAAACTCATTAAAGCAAGCCGGGAACTGAAAGAAGAAATAGCCCGGAAACTGAATGTTACAACCCGTACGGTGGATGCCGCTCTGGCATACGACACTAAAAGCCCTACAGCAAGACTTATCCGTTCGTATGCCCTGAATCATGGAGCAAAGCTCTATGAGCTGAAGGAAATGGAAAATCCGTATGCGGAAGTTATTAACCTTTAAAAACAATCTGTATGAATCTTACAAAGTACTCCTCTAAGAACATCGAATCACAGCTTGAACATGTATGCGAACTGATAGACTTAGTGAAAGGTGATAGAGGATTTCGCGAGGCTGTTCAAGACGAAGAGTTTTGTATGCTAATAAAGATGCAGGCGCAACTGTTCGAAGAAATTAAGAAAAGAGAAAAATATCAACCAACTGCATAAGTGATGAATCATTGCCATTCCGGTTCGCGAGAATAGGGATGGCTCCAAACTCAAAACCATAGAATCATGAAACGAATCAATACTACTACACGCTATCTGCTGCTGATACTGGCAGCAGCCATACTGAACCGACTGACAGATGGAACAATGAACTTGATTATAACCGTTACCCTTTGCCTGGCACTTATACCTGCAGCAATACGTTTGGACAGAGAGGATAAGAGAGCACAGAAAAAGGAATGAATCACACACGGCTTGCAGAACTTAGTCAGGTGGCTGCCGTCCGGGTTCAAGTCCCGGAGCCGGACTACAATCTTAACGAATTAATCATGGAAATGTACGGAAACACATTATGCGTCAGCTTTACGGAGCTTGTTCGTGGTGGCATTATCAGTAAGCCCACTTACGACAAGTATGTACGTGAAGGCAAGCTTACCCTCCTCCAGCGGGGAGGTAACGGACGCGAGGCCCTGATTGCCTACCGCTCCATGCCGGAACGGCTCCGTGCAGCATACGATGACACATTCAAGAATGCATACGAGGAAATGAAACAGCGTGAGCAGGAAAAGTACATCAACACACAGATTCGGTTCGATGCCGAAGCGGTACGGTTCTTCAAGGAATTTGAGCCGCGTATCGAGCCTTCCAGACAGCTGGAATACATCCTGAACGCCCAGGTGATGAACGAGATGGTGCGTACGGAGAAGGCACGCAGTGTGGAACACGCTAAAGGAGGTTTTGCCCGCCGTGCGGAAACATGGAGCAGCGTGCAGATTTGCTGTGAGCGTCTCCGCGAAATTACAGGCCACACACTGCCGAAAAATCCGGCCCGTCTGCGCGAGAAGTTCAACGCTTACAAGCGTGAGGGATACGTGGTGCTGGTTAGCGGTAACCTGGGAAACAGTGCCGCACGCCGCATCGGAAAGGCTGAAGGTGCTCTTCTGCTGAAGCTTCGCCGAAGCAAGTTCCCTGTCTACACCGATATGCAGCTCTTCGATGAATACAACCGTCAGGCGGTGCTTCGCGGACTGAAAACCATCAAGAGTCCTACAACGATGCACACGTATCTGAATGATCCGGCAGTAATGGTGTGGTGGTATGCCGCAGTAAATGGAGAAAGGGAATTCAAGAACAAGTATATTCCAACCTTCGATACGGTAATGCCGTCCATGCCTAACTCGCTGTGGTATTCAGACGGTACGAAGATAAACCTTTACTACCGTGCATACGATGACAGGCAGAAGCGATGGGTGGCACGAACCACGGATGTGTACGAGGTGATGGATGCCTGCACGGAACTGTTCCTCGGCTACTTTATCGGCGACGGCGAAAACTTCTACAACCAGTACATGGCGTACCGGATGGCATTGCAGACATGGAAGGTGAAGCCTTATGAGATAGTGACAGATAACCAGGGAGGACACAAGAAGCTGGCTTCGCAGGGATTCTTCAAGAAACTCTGCCATCTTCACAAAACCACGATGCCGCACAACGGCCAGTCCAAATCCATAGAGTCCGCTTTCGGACGATTCCAGCAGCAGGTACTTCACAAGCTTTACAACTTCACCGGTCAGAACATTACGGCAAAGAAGCTTTCAAGCCGTGTGAACATTGACCTGGTAATGGCGAACATTGACCAGCTTCCCACCCTGGAGGAACTGAAACAGCAATATGCCGACTGCCGCGAAGAATGGAACTCGATGCAGCATCCTACCAGCCCAACCGGCATGACACGAAGGGAAATGTACACTGCGATAGAGAATCCGCAGGCACAGACGCTTGACGATTACGAAGCACACGAAATCTTCATGCTGTTCTCTCAGGCTCCGGTGCAATACACCAAGGAAGGTTTCATCTTCCGCATGAACAAGCAGGAATACAGCTACATGGTGTATGGCGACGACGGGCTGGTAGATATGAACTTCCACCTGCAGAACGTGGGCCGTCAGTTCCTCTACCGCTACGATCCGGAAGACATGACCCGCATCGAACTCTGGGCGGTGACTGACACGGGTGCCAAGTATGCGGCCATCGCCACACCGAAAGTCACTATCCACCGTGCCACTCAGGAACGTACAGAAGAAGAAAACGCTTATCTGTTTGCACAGCTGGATGCCAACCGCCGCACACGTGCAGCCATGCACATCGCCCAGGAGGAACTGTTTATGGAAGAAGCCATGGGCGAAGCATACACAAAACTTCGTTTGCCGCGTCCGGTGGCTGTGAGCGAAAAGCAGCTTGACGGATACCGCGAAGAAATGAAGCGTGGCACACTGGAAGCTCCGGTACCGATGCCCGAAACGGATATTCCGGAAGAGCCTGTACTGGCAGATGAACCGCTTACCTTTGCCTCATCAGGAGACTGGACAAAGAAAGTATCGAACATTACGTTCGATGAACTTGACAGCTTGGGAAAATTCTAACGATTTGATTAAACAATACTTAAATACCTATTAAAAAATGAAAGGATTAACAACAGAAATGAAAGAACAGGTGCGTAGCGCACTGATTGCCTACCGCTCAAATTACCCTACGTTGAACCGTGCCGCAGAAAGCTTGCAGGGCGTAAGCTCGGCCACCGTGAGCCAGCTATGCAACGGAAAGTATGAACTGATCAGCGACGAAATGTTTGTACGTATCGCCACGCAGATAGGCTTTGCCTTTGACTCATGGAACCTTCACGAAGGAAAGACCTTCAAGGAAATCACTTTTACGCTGAGCGACGCACAGGCATACAAGAACGTGACATGGATTGTGGGTGATGCCGGATGCGGAAAGACCACAGCGGCCATCGAATACCGCCGCACGCACCGCAACGTGTTCTACATCCTCTGTTCGGAAGATATGCGACGCTCAGACTTCGTTCGTGAGATAGCCAAGCAGGTAGGCGCACCTACTGACACGACCAACCTCCGCGATATGCTGGAGAACGCCATCAGCATGATTTCTTTCCTGGGAAACCCGCTGCTGGTGTTCGATGAAGGCGACAAGCTGACTGACAGTGTATTCAACTACTTTATCAGCATCTACAACCGACTGGAGGGTCATGCAGGTATCGTGTTCCTCAGCACGGACTACATCAAGCGCAGAATGGATGCCGGACTTCGTTACAACAAGAAAGGTTACAAGGAAATAAACAGCCGCATCGGACGCCGTTTCTTCGATGTGTCTCCCACGGAAGAGAATGACATCTACGCCATCTGTCAGGCCAACAACCTGACCGACCGTGCCGATATAGAAGAAGTACTGAAGGATGCCAAGCGAAGCGACAACGACCTTCGCCGCGTGAAACGATGCATCCACCGTCAGAAACGTATCATTGAAGCTCGCATGAGGAAAGGAGGAAGCAATGAATAAGGAAGACAACACACCGCCCCCACAGAAAAAGAAGTTCACTTTCGACCGCAATGCGAAGGGGGTTCGTGAACTTCTGTCCATGAAATTCGATGTAATGCAGTTCGATGGTCCCTGGTATGATGCTTTCGGCACTCCTGAACGCCGGGGAGTATGGCTCATCTGGGGAAACTCCGGAAGCGGAAAGACCAGTTTTGCCCTCCAGCTCTGCAAGTATTTGTGCCGTTTTGGGCGCGTGGCATACGACAGTATGGAGGAAGGTGCCTGCCGCACCATGCAGGATGCCATCCGGCGCACCGGAATGATGGACGTAAACAAGAAGTTCCTGCTTATCGACAACGAGAATATGGAAGAACTCAGCATCCGCCTCCGCCGGCAGAAAAGCCCCGACATCGTGGTAATCGACTCTTTCCAGTACACCCGAATGACTTACCGCCAGTACATCGACTTCAAGGAACAGCACAAGCGGAAGCTGCTCATCTTCATCAGCCATGCCGAAGGCCAGTTGCCCAACGGACGCGCAGCCAAAGGAGTGATGTACGATGCCTCGCTGAAAATCTACGTGGAAGGCTTCAGGGCATTTTCGAAAGGACGCTTTATTGGGCCAGTCGGTTACTATGACATCGTGCCGGAGAAAGCCCGGCAATATCACGGAGAAGAATGAAAAAAAATGAAGAATGAGGAATGAAGAATTAAGAATGAAGAATGAAAAATCAAGGATTAGCAATGAAAGACCGACCCATTACACCTCAGCAGGTGAAGGCACTGCACGCACAGTTCCGCAGGATGGGATTTAACGATGAAGACCGACACGGATTTATCAGTCAGTTCACTTCTGGTCGCACCGACAGCACTGCCGGACTGACGAAGGAAGAAGCAGGGTTGTTGCTCACCCGATTCAACCGTGAGGAAGCCGACCGACTACGCAAACAGGCACGTGCCCTGGTGAAACAGATATTTTCCCTGTCGTTCCGTATTTCCTGTCTTAACAAGAACTATACGAACGACACGGAAGCAGACTTTGAGATGAACAAAGCGAAGATTAACCAGTTCTGCCGTACACGCAGCAAGTTCCGCAAGAACCTTACTGAAATGTCGATGGAAGAGCTGAAGGAAGTAAAAAGACAATTTGAGGCAATGGCCAGAAAGGAGGAATGATATGAGAAAGCAGTCAGAAATTAACCGTGCCATCGAGCACTTGAAAGCTTGCAACGATAATGTGAGCCGGATACAGTTGGAAGTGCTGGAGACGAAACGCAGTGAATCATGGGTATTCAATCGGTATGTGCGCGACGTTCCGGAAGACGAACGCAACGAAACTCTTTTCTATGCCGCACGTGATGCAGCCCAGTTCCTTGCAGGAAAGATTGGTATCAGTTCCATCTGTCCGGATCTGGAAGACGAACCCGAAGATGAAGAGCAGGAGGAAACAATTACCCTGAGCCTTTCGGAGTACAAAAAGCTGCTTCTTCGCCTGGATAGAGTGGAACGCAGGTTAGGACTGAGAGTGGGCGATGTGGCTCCGGCACCACGTAAAGACATTTCGGAAGCCCCCGATGAACTGATAGGTCAGGCCGATGCGTGCCGCATGATTGGGTGCGCAAAGACCACCATCAAGCAATGGGCCAACAAAGGACTCATTACCCGCTATCAGAAAGGATACAACGTGTACTACAGCAGACGTGAGTTGCTCGGAAGCTCTGTTGTGAAAGATTATAAAGACAGCAAGAAAAAAGATTAAGCTATGGAACATACAATCGAACAAATTCAGAATGACATTATGAACCGCATGCAGCAGTTTGATTTCGGCGACCGTGTAACGATACTCCGTGAACTGGAAAACTTCTGCGGACAGCAGGCAGACGAAGCCATGAAAATGGAATATGACATGGCAGCAATGGAGGACGAATTAATTGACAATTAATAATCATTTAAACAATCATTAAAACTGAATTAATTATGGCAAAAAGAACCAAGAAAACAGTAATCAGCGGAGTAAGCCGCGAACAGTACGAACAGGCATTTGCAGAATTCGCTATGGCCGACGCAAAAGCCCAGTCACTCACAGCAAAGATGGACCAGGAAATGACGAAGATCCGTGAGAAGTACGCCGACCAGCTGGCAGAACTGAACGAAACGAAAGACCGCACCTTTGAGGTCATGCAGACCTACGCCACCGAAAACAAGGATACGCTGTTCAGTAAAAAGAAAAGTCTGGAGTCGGCACACGGCATCATTGGTTTCCGCACCGGCAACCCGAAGCTGAAGAATCGGAAAGGCTTCACCTGGGCAGCCGTGACAAACCTTTGCAAAGAGTTTCTTCCTGATTATATCCGCACCACGGAGGAACTGGCAAAAGACAAGCTGCTTGCCGACCGTGACATTCCGGAAGTGGCGGAACAGTTTGCCAATATCGGCGTAGAGGTGGTGCAGGATGAATCTTTCTACGTAGAACCCAAAAAGGAAAGCGATGCGGTCCAGACGGCCTAAATACACGTATGAACGCCGTGGTCCTCTTTGGATTGTGTATCGAAATGAATACACCCAGTCCACATGTGAAGGCACTCCCATAGCGGAGTGTCATTCACCGGAGGAAGCGAAGGATATGGTTTATAAACTTAACGGATGGAAGAAAAATGGGAAAGTACAGAATTGAAAGAAAATTTATCAAGAAACCTATTCCAAAATATGCATTGGAAGTATCTGGATACTATCACAATAGATTTCCTATTAAATCTCTTACGAAAGAGGAGGCAAAGGAAGAAATGGACATCATCGAAAGATACTTGAACAATTTTGTGTACATAGTTCGAAATTCGAAAAATATTCTTGGTGTAACCCATAAGATAGAACGCACAGATAACCGCATTACGGTATACACGCTCTACGATACACCTATAATCACATTTTGGATTGAGGAGGAAAAGGAAGATGAATAAGTTATTCTGTTGTAAATGTGGAAAAGAGATTAATCCGGATTCAGGATATTACAACGCACCATCCGGACCTCATTGCATATCCTGTTGGACAGGAAAAGATATAAATGATAGGATAAAAGAGTATGGGAAAGGAATATATGTGATTAAAACTGGAGCTGGAGACTACTTGAAAAAAGGATACCCAAAACTGTCATCTGATTTTTCGTATGAATTATGCTTTGTGAAAGATATTAAAAACGCAAGAAAATTCAGTGGTTTTATAGAAGCTTACAATTTCCAGAAATTGACTCCTTTTTTGGAGAAATGCGAAATCATTAAATTGGAATAGCTATGGCAGAACTCACTTTTAAAACAAACATCCGGCGCGACAAGTGGCCGCGCTGGATGATCAAGCTTCACGAATATCTTAAAAAGATATATACTGGGCCGGTGGAGAATCCGGCATTTGAAGACTACGAACGGCTGGTACTGATAATCGGCGAAAAGATTAGGCAAGACGTAGATCCAAACGGGTTCCTGATTGTATGCCTAAGGAGAATGCCAGACGATGCTTTTAGCGTAAGTATCCACCGTGGAGGAAAGATATTAATAACCTATTACCTGGAATGAACAATCGCACAAAAATCATTCTGTTCACCGCATTTTCCATCATCATCGGGCCGCTGATTATAATGGGATTCATTCTGAAACTTGCAGGAAGAATGCTCGATATACTTGGCTGGCTCTGCTGGATGGAACCACGCATGGCGAGGAAAGGATGGGATGAATTAATCAGAAAAATAAAAGAATCATGGAGCACAAATTAGGAGAAACGTTCACATGGAACGGACATACGCTCGAAGTAGCTGAAGTGGAAGACCCGGAACATGCATGCGATGGATGCTGGTTTTTTGAACACGCCATAAGCTGCTACGGCAACGGGCTTAACTGTATGGACGATTCGAGAAGAGACCACACTAACGTAATATTTAAACAATCAACAAAAACAGAAGAATTATGATGCACAACTGGTTTACATGCAAAATCCGTTACGAGAAAGTAGCCGAAAACGGAATGAACAAGAAAGTAACAGAACCCTATCTGGTAGACGCTCTCAGTTTTACCGAAGCCGAAAGCCGTATCATCGAAGAAATGACACCGTTTATTAGCGGAGAGTTTGAGGTGGCTGGAGTTGCAAAAGCTAATTACAATGAACTGTTCCCAAGTGAAGAAGAGTTTGCCGACCGCTGGTTCAAATGTAAACTCTGGTTTATTACACTGGATGAAAAGAGCGGAGCAGAAAAGCGTACTGCCAGCAACGTACTTGTACAAGCTTCCGACCTTCGCGACGCCATCAAGAAGCTGGACGAAGGAATGAAAGACACTTTGGCCGATTACGTGATAGCTTCCGTAGCCGAAACCGCCATCATGGACGTGTATCCATACGAAGCAGACCCCGATGTGAAACCTGAATTTAATGATGCAGACAGAAGATGAAAACAGAAAAGACCTATATCCATCGCCGCGTATGCCTCTGCCGCCAGTGCGGAGGAACCGGCAAAGTTACCGTGTATGCAGAAAAAGATTTTCAGCATCAGTACCCCGAACAGAAAGTATGTCCGCAATGCCAGGGCAGCGGACGCATCTGGCTCAGCGGAACAGTAATCAAGCAGATTGAACCCTATGCAGAACCAGAACCTTAATCTGTTCAAGCCTCGCAGGGTGGCAGCAAAAGTCCATTACAGCGCAATCAATCAGTTTATGTTTTTATGGATCAAGCACAGCCGCCCATGCGACTTGAAGGTGCAGCGTTCGAAGCAGAACCCGGAATACCTGGGCATCTGCTTCGATGTGGAAAACAACGACACAATCGACATGATGTGTGATTTAAAAACAAGTCTGAAAATTGAGATTATTGATTTATGACGGAAAGAAGAAAAGACGCAGAAATACTAACTGAAAAGGTTGATGAACTTATAAAATTAAGAGACGATTCGACAAGGAGTATATCCATTGAAATAAATTGTCTATTAGAAGAGCGTAGAAAAATGATAGAACCTTTTCAGAAAAAGATTGAGGAGCTGAAAGACGAATATCTGGACAAATATCTTAAAGACAGTAGCGACAATCCTGTTCGGGTTGGAGACGTAATAGCGAAAAATTCAGTAAAATACAAGGTATTAGACAGGTATCAACAGAAGTTCTTCAGTTATTTGGGAAATCCAAGAGTTGAAGTAAAGAAGTATAATAAAGATGGAGAACTTAAAGGAGTTATCATCTCATTATATTCTGAAGATTTAAAGAATTACACTAAAGTTTATTGATATATGCAAACATTCGATATTCATACCGGAGGTCACGATTGGGAAAAACAAAATCTGACAACTCAAGGAGTTAAGAAAATGTACGATGTGTATAAATGTAGAAAATGCGGTATCACAGGAAAGTCTTACAGATTAGGTACAATTTCTATCAAAGAATCTGATATTAAGAAGATGCAGAAGTGTAGTCCAAAGCAGACAAACACATTCAAGCGAATTATGGTTACAGACTGTAAGGCTTTTGGCGATCAGTTTGCGAATATTACTCCAGGCAGCAAGCATGACATAGTTCCACCGCCAATAGGTCAAAATAACAAGCGTGGTGAATGGGTGATGGGTGTCGGTGAGCCGGTGCTGTTATTGGCAGGAGAATTTGTTTATTTAAAAGAAGATTGATTGTGAACGCAAGAGACCAAAAAAAAGTATGTGATTCAGGTTTTTGGATAATAAGAGCCGGAGAAAGAAATGGAAAACCAATTATCAAGGCAAAAAATTTGGATAATCCTGACTCATGGGTAACAATTAGAAGTGATTTTAAATCTAAAGCAGAGCGTGACCGGTACATGAAAGAGTTGCTGGAATATGATTTCTACATTGAAGACTAACAAAAATCCCCGACACCGAAACCGGATGCCGGGGATTTCTGTCAATTATCAATTGACAAAGGTAAAACTACGGCAGGAAAATGAGGATGCGTTGAGCAAGTCGTAACACAGTGTGAAAAGATGCATGAATATGCTGATTTGTGTGCGTTTTTTCGTAATTTTGCGGAAAGTCAGCAGGGTAATATGGTCAAGAGCAGTCGTCAGAAAATAGTGGGAATGAGCTATGCTTTCCGCGTGCAGGATATTGTGCGGATTTACGATGAGCATGCACGCAGCGGACTTTCCAACCGGGAGATTCTACGCCGCTATATCTGGCCGAAATACCGTATCTGCGAAAAGACTTTCTATAACATTATCAACGCCAGTGCCGATCCGCGCGTGACGGAACGCATCGCCCAGGCAGAGCGGCAGCTGACGCTTTTCGGTTAATACGTCTGTGTGGCCTGGCAGGTGAAATCGCTGATGTCTTCCACCAGTTCCTCGTGGTTGTGGTTGGTGCTGCTTCCCGTGCGGCGGGTCATGCAGACAGATTCATTCCGAGCAGAGAGGAAGAAGTTGAACAGGTGCGCGTCAATCTTGTCCAGCAAATCAAAGCGTTCCAGCGATTCTTCCTGAAACACGCTTCCGTCCCTTGCACTTCCTTTCCATTTCGTGACCACATGCAGCCGGAACGGAACGTCTGCCTGCTGGGTGGTTCCTCCTAATGTGCGCCACTGTACGGGACGGAATTCGATAAACACAGCCGGGGTGTCGAACGGCTCTTCCTGTTCGATGAACTCCACCTGCTCGTTCCACAGGTCAATGTGCCGGATAAGCGGCTGTCCGCTTTCGTCTCTCAATTCTTTCAGTGCTTCGGTCAAGCCGAGATAAAGCATACGTCTCATAGTGCGTCAAAGTTTTTAGCGTTATTGTAAAAGATTTCTTTCAGCAGTTTTTCCAGGTCGGGATGGTTTCCGATGAACTGGCGTTTTGGTATGGTGATTTTACTTCCAGCCTTTTTCATGGCCATGGCACGGTAGAACTCCGCTTCGGCGGTAAGCGCACGGTTCCGCTTGTTGTTGCGCGGTGCGCCGTTTTTCTTCCGTTGCAGGTTGTTGCTGAATCCGTCGGCAGCCTTTCCTCCGGTTACGGTCTGATAGCGGTACCAGAAGTATTTCTTCATCTTGCGGGTTACGGTGATAGTGCCGCCTTCGTTGTGTATCCGGGCATACGGCTCAGTCGTTTCTATTACCACACTGTCACGGTCGGTCACCCGTCCCGTGATGCTCCGGCACAGGTTTCCGGTGCGGATGAGCAGTCCCCGGCTCTTGTCGTCGTTAAATTTTCGGCGTGCCCACTTCTCATTGAAGAAGGCTTCGCGCTCAAAGTTCCGGTCAAACTCATCCAAAGCTTCTGTCCGTATATCTTTCAGTGTCTCCCTTACCAGCAGGTTGATGCGCCGCTGGAGGTCACGGGTTACCTGGTTTGATTTTTCAGCCATTAAGCATTGTTTTTTAATGAATTAATCGTATATTTGCAGTACAAGATAGTCCTTAGCGATGCCGCCACGGGAGGTGGAAGCGCGAAAGCCCTTATATCGGAGGTTCGAATCCTACCCGTTAAGGGCTATTTTATTTTTATAAGGTTCTTCATTCTCAAATTCCTTTCTTCCAGTATTCCAGCCGTAATAAAGGCATTCACCGTTTTCTTTTCTCCCTGTATCTTTGCGGTATAGTTCAGGCTTACCACAAACTTCTGTACCTTCCCATCCTGCCGTGTGATGAACTGGATGTTTCCGGCTTTTTCGTCCCAGTACACCTCACAGTCATCCATCAGTGATGGCAAGGCCGCAAGCTGTTCTGCTGTGACCGCTTTTCCGGCCTTCTGCTTCACGCTGCGCAGTGCATGGTGTATCTGCTTGTCGGCCATGTAAATTTCATCCGTAAGCGGCTCTATTCCTTTTTTACGCACAAATTCCTTCACGTCATCTGTCAGCCGTCCTATCCTTACGGCATCTCCTTTGGGATAACCGTTTCCCAGACGACGGATAATGTTTCGTATTCCCTCTGTGGCACTGTGTATGCCTGCCAGACGTGATTCCTGCAGTAGCCTGCATGCCCGGCATACCTCATTGTCCGGAATGTCGGCAGCCAGCTTCATTTTGTCGGGGCGTACTTCGCACCGGTTGCATTTGCGCAGTGTGTAGCCGTTGTATGCCGGGAAGGTGGTCATCCGCTTTCCAGGATTGAACATGAACATTTCCTGATATTTTCCGGCGGTGGCCTGACTGCCCAGGTTCATGGCTTCCTGCTCATTGCTCACGGGGTATTTGTCCTTGCGTACCTGTACTACGGTACAGCGGCAGTTCCATCCGTTAGGCGGAAAATATTTCTCCCAAAACGGGCTGGTTATCGGAAGGGTGATGTTATGCAGCATCCGGTGGGTGCGGCGTACTCGCTTGTCGCCCACGGTGCGGTATTGCAGGTAGTAGCGGTCGCCGTCCTGCTCGAACTGCTTCCACCGTGCGGCCATCAAGGCGGATGCCTGAGCGAAGTTGTATTCCGTGCGCAGGTACTGCACGTTGTAGGTGTCATACACCTTTTGAACATCATTTAAGAACTGATTAAACGGCTTGCGGTTTCCTTCCTCATCCAGCAGGGAGGGGAAAGCCTCGTTCAGTTCGTGGAAGGTCTTGATGCCGCTGAACACGTAGTTCGATTCCTTCAGGCGTTGCACCGATATATCGTCCAGCGGGACTTCTTTCAGGGAGGTGTCTACCGCATTGTCGAATATAAGCTTCTGACGCTCGATAAACTTTCTTACATCGCTGTCAGTAAGCAGTACCGCAGCATCTTTCTCCGGATTCTTATAAACGGTTTCAGTCATCTTGTCAAACTCACGGGGAAGTCCGGAGTCATTAGGTATTGTTCCATTACCTAAAGCCAGTATATGTTTTGCTTTTTCATTATCTAATTTAGATATATCAGCATAATCCAATATTTCTTTAGGATATACTTTCCCTCTTAATATACCGGATATCAATTCAGCTTCGAATTCAGATCTGTTAGTATAAGCGTATTCTGATAATTGTTCTTTGACATATTCTCTATTCAGGAAAACCCGATAACTATGTTGTGGACTGTCAAAACCTGGATTGATAATTTGGTCGATATAGTGAGCTAGCTCATGCAATACGACATTATCTTGAACAGCTCTCCCTTTAACTACTTCGTTTTGCATAATCTTTCTTAAACCACCCATTTCTTTAATTATAGGATGATTGTTGATGTAGATAATCTTACTGTCCGGATGATATTCCCCCAAATTTCCAGTCCCTTTTTTCCTGCCTTTAAGATTTCGCTCTTTTATTTCCGGCAAATCGAATCCGTTCTGAAGAAGTATCATGGCGGCTTCTTCACAAACATCCCTTGTCTGGGGGTCTGTAATGACTGATGCCCAGGTTATTGCTTTTTTTCTTATGTCATTTAAATCCACTGATAGAGAGATTGACTCTTTCTCAAAATCTACAATTTCGGCGTACCGCTGATGCAGCCCCTTATAATCGTCGGGGCTTAGTCGAAAAAAGGGTGTTCCCCTTCCGGCAATGCCAGCTTCTGCTCTTCCTTTCCGGACTTCTGTTGTGAAGTTTTCTTCATATCCGGAACCGTGATGGAGGAAGTGTCTTTCTTCCTCTTCAGCGGGATGTTGTATTTGTCTACAAAGTATTTCGGCTCCACTTCGTAATGCTCCAGCAGCAGACGCTCGTAGGCCACCTGCTGTTCGGGGGTATAGTCTACCGACTCATCCCACGCGAAGCGAAAGCCCTTCAGCGGGAATCCGTGACGGATCATGCGGGGAATGAGCTGCCAGTTCACCAGGTCACGGATGAGGTCGGCATCCTTCTGAATCAGGTTTTCCAGCATCTTGCGGTGTACCTCGCTCTGCGAAAGGCTGGCCCCGTCTTCCATGGTCATCGTGACGGTAAGGATTCCTTTCGACAGTTCCGAGTTACAGCGGTCGATACGTTTGTCGTACACATTGAACGCATCGGCACGGGTGCTTTCCTTCAGGTCGATGGTCGTTCCTTCGGGGAACAGTCCGTAGGATGCTGCTCCCATGTCGCGCAGCATCCGCTCGATACGGTCGTATTCCTTCTGATCGCGGCTGGTAGTGGTAGCCACACGGAGCGGCATGCCGAAGATTTCGCCGAACATGTCCCAGAACGAGCACATGTTCTTTTTCGGGATGGTCTGCTGGGCGCATTTCAGATACAGGCCCAGATTATGCGTACCGCCTGCCTCGATGCACCAGTCGGTCATTTCGCTGTTCCGGTAGTCATAACCCACCTGCCAGGTGTCATTCTCGTGGGTGATGATGACACCGTATTCAGGAATGACGTGTGTACGCGGAATCAGGCTGACCCGGTTGTAGGCCATCCGTCCGTCCACTTCCACCACGTCGCCCAGTTCAATGAGTGAGTGGCCGTAGTAATTGCTTTCCAGCGCCAGCCGCAGGAATTCCTTGAACCAGGGAGCTTCCAGCAGTTCCGTCAGTTCCGGATTCTCCACGCCCTTCGCGTCGCAGAGCTTGAAACTCTTGTTCAACACAAATCCCATGCGCTGCTGCACGCATCCTGTCAGGTGCAGGTCGGCATCCACATCGGTATAAAGATTCAGCAGGCGTGTACGGTTTGGGTTGTCCACGTTGATGGCCATCTGCCATGCACGCCGCCAGTCGGCCAGGTCGCGCCGTGTCAGTGCTTCGGTAAGCAGCTGGAGCTTGACGCTCATTTCCTTGATGCGCCGTCTTTCGGCGGCATTCATCCGGTTGAGATATTCTATTTTCGGTTTCTTTGCCATAATCGTTACCAGATATAGTTGTTACGTTTGTCGGAACCGTAGCGTATGCCGGCACCGGTCTGTTCTCCTTCCTCGCCCGTGGGTTGCAGCTCGGGCAGGTTCATGACCGCCTTTCCCGCCTGCACTTTCTCCAGGTAGGCGATGGCGTTTTCAAACTGTTCCTTCCGGATTTCATACCCCATTTTCTGCGGCAGACTGAGCACCATGAAGTAGAGTGCCATGTCGGCCACCAGCCCCACGAGGTCGAGGTTCCTTGCTTCGCCTTCGGCGGTGAAGGCCGCCTGCATGTCATAGCGTCCGTCCAGGTAGCTGGCTATCCGGTCCATGGCACGTCGTTCGGCCAGCAGACGGTTATCGCTTGTAGCCTGCTGGATGATTCTCAGCGCGTCGGCACTGACCTGTATGTAGTCTTGTTCGGTGATAAACATAGTTACCATGAGTTTTTAGGAGGTCGCCGCACGCCCAGCCGGGGAGTGAACGAAGCCTCACGGGTTTGTTTCTGTAATTTATAGATAGCACCCTCGCAGGCATCGGGAAAGTCGTCGTGTGCCCGGCTGCCCTGTTCGAAGGCCAGCGTCTGGTCGATTCCGGCACGGAGGTCGGGGTCTTCCTTCAGCTTCTCGTTATACCAGAAGAATCCTCGTTCCCACAGCGGACTGACGGCTTCCACACGGGCGAACTTGTCGGGCTTCTTCCGTTTGTCCGGCATGATGGGAAGCTGGTAGCCACGTGCGTCGCCTTCACGCTGAAATTCGTCCAGGATGGTATCCTGCATGAAGTTGGCTTCCATGTAGATGCTGACTGCCGCATCTTCCGGCAGTGACTCGTAGACATCGTAGAGCCAGCGAACCATTTCGCCCACGCTGCACTGGCGGCAGAAGGCACGCAGCAGATGCAGTTCCCGATGGGAGGCGGTTTTCAATCCACGTCTGGGACGGCCTATCATGGCGGCAGCCTTGTAGTCGTTTTTTCCGGATGATTTCCACGAAGGGTCGATGTAGAGCACTATCTGCTCGTAGTATTTCAGTTTCAGCATCGGCCGCCAGCGTATCCACCGTTCCTGAAACACGGCTCCCTCGGTGATAGGGTTGTTCATGTATTCCTTCTGAAACGAGCGGTAGCCCATGAACTGTTCACGGTCGCGCAGTTTCTCGATGGTGTAGAACTCCGGCCAGGCAGGATTCCCGTTGCGGTCAATAGCGTTCACTTCGATGGTTTTTACGGTCGGCGTGTCGATGATTTTCTGCAATACGGAGTTTTTGGAAATCAGGTTTCCCACCATGATGAAACGCCCGTCCTTGCCTCCGAAGCAACCGAAAAGGGCTTCCTTTATCCAGTTGGTCATCTCGCGTACACGGGCTTCGCTGCGGCACATTTCATCGTCGTCCAGGTCATCTACCACGATGTAGTCCGGACGCATTTCACGGAAACGTAATCCACGGGGTGACTGACCGCGGCCACGTGAGAAAAAGGCGCACTGATCCCTGGTCACGAATTCGCCTTCCTGCCACATGCCGCTGTTGTACTGTTCGCCAAAGTCCCGGATGATGTACTGGTTGTACTGCAGTTCTGCCTGCAAATCTCCCAGCAGGCCGTCGGCACTGTCTTCACTTTTGCCTACCAGTACCATGACATGCAGCTCATCCCGGAACTTCAGCCAGAGCGGGATGCCGATGTCCAGGTGTACCGACTTGGCATGACCGCGCGGCCACTTGCAGACCAGGCGCAGTTCCGGATGAGAGACGATGTAGCGTGCCGCCTCGTTGTGGAATTTGGCATTCGGACACTGGCAATAATGTGGCAGGTACCGCTGGCAGAAACAATTGTAATCCTTCAGGGCACGGGCGATGTTCCGCTTGCGTTCCGCTTCTGTCTCCACCCGTTCCTGTGAGGTCATCCGTTCTACCCGTTTGCAGTGCTCCTGCCATCGTTTCAGGGCTTCTTTCTTTTCCTGTTCCGTCATGGTCAGCCTCCTTTCTGGGCGAAGAGTTCATTCAGGTAATCGTTGTGCAGCTGGTTTACGAGCTGGAACAGTTCGTTGGTCAGCTGGGGATATTCATCCCGGTGTGCGGCCAGCCAGTTCTCAAAGTCAATCATCGTGTCGATACGGTCTACCACGCTGGCCTTCTTCTCCAGCTTTTCGATGGCGGTGGCCGTCTTGATCAGCTTGTCGCCCAGGCTGGCCAGCATATCCTCATTTCCCGGCTCGTTCGCCTTGTCGAGCAGGGAGTTGATGGAAGACAGCAGCTTGTTCACCAGTTCCGGACGGGTGATGCTGCGTGCCGCCTTCATCTCTTTCCAGCCCAGGGTGTTTATCCACCGGCTAAGCGTCTGACGGCTCACTTCCACTTTCTGAAGAATCTCTTCCTGCGAAAGCCCGCTCATGTAGAGCACCCGTGCCAGTTCCTGTTTTGTGTCGTTTTTAGCCATGTTTTACCTTGTATTTAATATTCGTTTAAGACAAAGTTCATCCATTTTCGTGCATCCACGAAAAAGGGGTGCAACCGTTACAGAGAACAGTGCATCATTTACACACTTCTTTGCAACCGTTACACACTTTTTTGTCCGGACGGGAAAGGCAGAGTAAGTTTGCGTCAAACGAACGGAAAAATGGCAAAACGAATCAGAATATCGAACGAGACGCTGAACTGCTACGGCACGTGGATCCGTACCGAAGGCATCGACCTGACGCAGTTCAACCGGAATCCCGTGCTGCTCTGGATGCACCAGCGGGGCGTGGTAATAGGAATGATCAAGGATATACGCGTAGCGGATGGCGAAGTGACCGGCGAACCCTGGTTTGATGAGGTACGCGAAGAATCGCGTCTGGCAAAGCAGCAATGGGAAAAGGGCACGCTACGTATGGGTTCGCCCAACTTCGAGATACTGGAAACAAGCGAAGATGCTGCCTTGCTGAAACCCGGACAAACCCGTCCTACCGTAACCCGCTGCAAGCTGATGGAATACAGCATGGTGGACATCGGCGGAAACGACGACAACATCCGGCTCTCATACGAGGGGCGGGAAATCAGGCTGGATGCAGGAGACGGATGCGACCTGCCGCTGTTGAAAGAAAGCTTTAATGAAAACCAAACATTACAGACAATGAACGAACAACTGAAAACCATCGCCCTGATGCTGGGGCTGGCGGACACCGCCACACTGCAGGAAGTGCAGAAACAGATTAACGTATTGCTCGGCTACCAGACGGCCAACGCGACCCTGCGTACCGAAAAGGAGAAACTGGAAAAGGAACTGGACACCCTGCGGCTGGCAGGTATTACGTCGCTGGTGGAGGAAGCCGTAACTGCCGGAAAGATTGAATCCGGGAAGAAAGCCCACTTTATCGAGCTGGGAAAGAAAGTCGGCCAGGAAAGCCTGAAACTGACCTTAGAAGCCATGCACGGCACGGTAAAGCCGTCGATGGTGTTGAACCGCGATACCTCGCCGACGGCAACCGGCGACTGGAAAAAACTGAGCGAAGTTCCGGCAGAGGAACTGAAGCTGATGCGAAAGAACGACCCGCAGCAGTACCGCAAGCTGTACAAGGCAGAATACGGTGTGGACTGTCCGGAACTTAACTGATTGTTGAACACAAATTAAAACACGAACATGAGAAAAGAAATCGTAAAATTCGTAACCGGCACACTGGTGAATGTGCTGATGAGTATCGTTATCCTGGCTTGCCTTGGAATCTCGAATGCAGGATTCTGGGGGCTGATTGTGGGCGTGGTGCTACCAATGGCACTGGGCAAGTTCCTGCCGAAAGGTGCCGCCCTGGAAGGTGTATATACCGAAGTGTGGACGGGTGAGCTGGTGAAGCAGCTTCGTGGGGGCATGACCGCCTCATTCCTTGACGGCGTGTCCGATTATTCGGCTGCGGTGAACAACGAAGTGGTACACCTGGTAGATGTGGGCGGCGACCCGGACGTGCTGATTAACAACACCACGTATCCCATCGCCGCACAGGAACTGGAAGACGGAGATATTGCGTTGGGCCTTGACAAGTTCCAGACCAAGAAGACTCCGGTATCGGACGACCAGCTCTTTGCCATCTCCTACGACAAGATGGGAAGCGTGATTGAGCGTCACGGCGACGCCATTACCATCGCCAAGTTCAAGAAAGCGGCTCATGCGCTGGCTCCGAACAGTAACACGGCGAAAACTCCGGTAGTGCCCACTTCCGGTGAAGATGACAACGGACGTAAGAAATGTACCCGAAAGGATATTATCGCCTTGAAACGCAAGCTGGATGCCTTGCAGGTTCCCACCGCAGGCCGACGTCTGGTGCTCTGCTCAGACCACGTGAACGACCTGCTGGAAGACGACCAGAAGTTCCGTGACCAGTATTACAACTACACTACCGGAAAGATTGCCAACATGTACGGATTCGAGGTGTACGAATTTGAGAACTGTCCGTACTTCACCAAGGAAGGCACAAAAGTTCCGTTCAAGAACTCACCTTCGGGCACCGACCATCAGGCATCCTTCTGCTTCTACACCAAGCGTGTGTTCCGTGCGCAGGGTAGCACCAAGATGTATTACCGCGACGCACAGACCAACCCGGACTACCAGCAGAACGAAGTGAACTTCCGTCACTACTACATCGTACTTCCGAAGAAGATGGAGGCTATCGGTGCCATCTACAGTTATGACGGATCTACTTCGCAGACTTCCGACCAGGAAGTAGAAGCTGAAAAGAACTGGGCTGAGACCAGACGCGAAGCTGAAGCTGCCAAAATGGCCATGACTATGTCTGATGGAGGAGAGAATGGCGTGAGCGGACTCGAAGAAAAGTTACAGGAAGACCCTGCAGCCGGTGAGGAACTTGAAGCATAGGGAGGAGTAAGATATGAAGAACCAACCACGAGGAATTCGAAACTGCAACCCCGGAAATATACGGAACTCTGACGCAACAGACTGGAAGGGAGAAGTCCCTTCCTCCGCAAAGAAAGACAATGCATTCGAAGAGTTCGAAGATATGCCACACGGGTATCGTGCACTGATTAAACTGTTGCAGAACTATCATAAAAAGCACGGATGTAAGACAATTACAGATTACATCAACCGATGGGCACCCAAGCACGAGAACAACACATCAGCCTACATTACTGCAGTATGCCGCAAGATGCAGGTACCGACAACCTATCAGCCCAATGTGAGTGATAAGGAAACGATGTGTCTCTTTGCAGCCGCAATCAGTGAAGTAGAAAACGGAGTACCGGCACAGATGGCCGACATCCGGGCCGGATGGGAATTGTTATAACCTAGAGTTATGGATTGGACCCTGCTACAGTCACTATGGGACTGGCTTCTTCCTGCCGGATGGCTGGCTACGGTCATTGCCTGGTGGCGTGACAGGAAAGTATACCAGGTCCGTGCAGTAAAAGAAACCGAAAGCACTTACAAGGCTCTGTATGATGACCTCAGTGCCACGGTATTGGAATTAAGCAAACAATTACGAAAACAAAACGAACGCAATATTAACCATGAAACGGCTTTACGAAAGATGCATACTTGCAGGTATGCTGACCGCTGTCCTGTCATTATCTTCTTGCGCCAGCAGCAGAAAGGCCAGCTCGGAAACCGTCCGCTCGGACAACCTCCGAACGAGCGTAACCGAGCAAACAACTTACGAGCCGGTCCCGAAGAGGACGGCGACCTGCTCGGTGAGTGCGGAGCAGTGGCTGAACCTGAGTAAGCTTCCTGTCGGATTCGGACTGAACTATCGGAATGACGGTCTGAGTATTGACATACAATCGGACGGAGAAGGTGGCGTGAACGTCACGGCGACAGCCGACAGCACAGGAAGACAGGTGACCGTGACTCGTACGGAAACCGACCACCGCATCCGTGATGAAACTGTGAACAGTGAAGTAAAGGAAACACGCCCCGCAGCGCAGGGATGGCTGACAGGAACAGCCCTGACCCTGCTGGGAATTTTCCTTATCTGGCAACTGATTAAATATCATTTAAGCAAACATTAAAAACGACAAAATTATGGCAGATAAAAGCAACGGACTGATGTATGGTGTGGCCGCCGTAAAGTTCAAGACATCGGAAGGCGAGGAAAAGACGTTGGGCTGGTTGGATGAGAACGGAATGCAGCCGGCAGGAAATGCGCCTACCTTTATGGATGTGATGGCTGCACAGGTAACAGACGGACCGGTAGACAGCATCATGACCAATCCGGGAAGCGATGCGTTCACTATGAACCTTATCAAGCTGGATGCCCAAAGCATGGTCGATGTATTCGGTGGAAAGAAAGAAAAGGATGATTCTTATACTCCTCCGGTTAAGTTTGTAGCAAACGGTGTGCTGACAATATCCATGCATTCCGGACACAGCTTCCGCATATTCAATGCACGTCTGAGCCGTAACGGCTTCCAGAACGGAATCAATATGCAGAATGTACTGGCAATGGGTATCCGTGTGGACATGCTGAAACCTACAGACGGAAAAGACAGACGCTACCGTACTTATCCTCCCGGTGTAACCCCGGATGAAAGTGATGCAACCGCAGACGCAGCAGGATAAGTATGAAGGCACAGGATATAGAACTGCTGGCAGGCATCTCCCTCAGTGACGGGGGAATCAGCCTGCCGCTTCATACGGTACTGAGGAAACGTCCGTTCCGCATTACGGTGAAGACACCTACAACCCGCAGCCTGATACGAATCAGCAAGCGTTATCTCCGAATCGGGGTGACTCCTGAAGAATATGACGCATACGACCTGGACCAGCGAATCCGGTTTGTCTTCCTGCATGGGAAGGATATCAGCCGGATAGTGGCATACGGCATTGTTCGAGGACCGATACTGGGAAGGTTACTTAACCGCCCGGTGGCATGGATGCTTCGGGAACTGATGACACCCGATGAACTTTCCTCCGCCTGGCGACAGATACTGAGCAGTACATCTACCACGTCTTTCGGGATTATTATCGCATCGGCGGCAGCACTGAACAAGATGCAGCCCTTAGCGAGCCGGAACGAGAGCGCAAACGACAAGAGGAGTTAAAGAAGGGACATACGGAACCTTCGCATAGCCTTTTCGGCGTAGTAGGTCAGATTGCCACGGAAACAGGATGGAGCATTGGCTACATTCTGGATAAGGTAAATGTAGTTACACTTCAGCTCATGATGGCAGACATGCCTCACTGGGTTCCTCCGAAGAAACCGGACCTGAAGCAGCAGATCCGTGAAATGGAGGAACGTGAGAAACAAAGAAACAGTCGCACACAAACAACAGAAAACACCAATCAGACAAAGGGAATGAACCCGATGGAGTTCTTTACCAATTATGCGGTAAAGGACTGATTATTCATCATTATAAATTGGAATCATGGCAGTACCCGTTGAACTGGAAATATTCATGAAAGACTTGACCAAGGCCGGATTACAGAGCGTGGGTAAGAATGTGGATGATGTGGAAAATCAGACTATGAAACTGATTGACGCATTGAAACTGGTACGTGCCGAGCAGATTAAACAGCTTGAAGCGAACAAGCAAGCCGGAAAAAGCTACACGCAGGAAGCGGCCAACGTACAGGCTTTGACCGGTCAAATTAACGGATTGAAGGCCGGACTGAAAGACTTGCAGAAAACAAAAGAGGAAACAGCCAAGACACCTTCTATCGACATCGACACGGAAGCCGTTACGCGAAAAACCAACAACCTGAAGATGCAATTCAGTCAGGTGGCAAGGGAGCTTCCTTCGCTTGCCATGGGTCCGCAGATGTTTATCCTCGCTATTTCCAACAACCTTCCTATGCTGGCAGATGCCATTGCCGATGTGCGCAAGCAGAACGAACTTCTGGCCGCATCAGGACAAAAGGGTGTGCCGGTATGGAAACAGCTTGGAAAAGCATTGCTTTCCCCTCAGACAGCCTTAATCGCTCTAATTTCATTGGGCATTGTATATGGAAAAGAAATTGGTAATTGGGTTAAGAACCTTGGTAAAGCAAAAAAAGAACTATCAGAAACTCAACAGCTACAGGAATCATTGAACACTTCCAGAAGAAAAGGAGGAGAAGCTGCTTCTGAAGAGTCTGCAAAACTTAGAATTCTTTATACAGCCAGTCAGGATACATCAAAATCCATGAGAGAAAGGAATAAGGCTGTAGATGAGCTTCAAAAAATGTATCCGGATTATTTCGGTAAACTAAGCAATGAAGCCATTTTAGCGGGGAATGCCGCATCTGCGTACGATGAACTGACAAAGGCAATTATACGTAAAGGTCAGGCGCAGGCTGCAGAAGATATTGTAGCTGATTATTCAAAGAGAAACTATCAGTTACAGCGTGGTATTAATGCGGATTCGCAATGGGTTAATCAGATGCGTTCCGCATACGAAGCTGCACTGAAACAAAGAGAAGGAATGAGGCAAAATGCGTTGACGGTAAATCAAAGCAGTTTCATGACAAACCGAACTCTTTCAGGTGACAGTAACGCGGAAAAGATTATCGAGGAATACGAACGTCGCATGGAGAATATCAGAAAATCTTCTGAAGAAATTGCAAAGAACAACAAAACAGTAGAGGGTATAGTCAAACAGATAGACACATCGGCTTACACCACTGATTTCTCTGGTAGCTCCAAAAAGCAGAAAGAAGAAAAAACCGACTACGCCTCCCAGCTTGCCGATGCCCGCGTAAAAGCACAGCAGACTACGGAAAAACTCCGCATACAGATTATGCAGGAAGGTATTGCCAAGCGTATGGCAATGGCCAAGCAGGAATACGATGAGTCTGTGGCTGACATTGACAAGCAGGAACGGGATATGCTTGCAAAAATGGATCAGGCACGCAAGCAGGGTGACAATATCCCACAGAGCCAGTACGACGATGTTAAAAATACGGCGAACACCAACCGTATGCTGGCAGAACAGGTGTATAACGAAAAGATATATCAGATTGAACAGGAATATCGCGACAAGGCCACGCAGAGCCTTATCGACTACAATAAACAATACGGAACGTATCAGGAGAAGCGTCTGGCCATTGCAATGGATTACGCCCGAAAGATTGCCGCTGCGGAAACAGAAGGAGAGGCCGACGTATTAACCCGTGAACGTGACGACAAGCTGGCCAGCCTGGACTTCGAGGAAATGAAGAAAGGGATGGACTGGGACAAAATCTTCGGTGATTTGGACCGTGTTTCCACCGATACGCTGGAAAGCCTTCGAGAGAAACTGAAAGAATACCTGGAAGGAATCGGCGATGACATCAGCCCAGAGTCCTTCAAGGAAGTAATGGATGCGTTCAAGGATATCGACTCCGAGCTGGCCGACCGTTCCCCATTCGAAACGATGAAGAAGGGGTACGAAGATTACAAGTCTGCGATGGAGGAAGTACGTTCTGCTCAGAACCTTCTTCAACAAGCACAGATGGGTGGAAGCGTAATTGTAGAGGAATACGATGAAGAAACCGGTGAACTTACCCGTAAGCTGATTACTCAGGCAGAAGCGGAGGAAAGACTTCGTGCTGCCCAGGATAAACGATACAGTGCCCAGAAGAGTCTGACGGACGCGGCCCATTCCATCGGACAGAAAGGAATGGCCGTTGTCAATGCAGGGAATGACATCGTAGAGATGCTTGGTAATTTTGGCGTAAAAGTTCCGGAAGCGGTGAGTGAGACATTGAATGGAGTCAGCCAGGTAATGAGTGGACTGGAAAGCATTGATTTGACAAAACCATTCAGTGCCATTACTGGCTCAATTAAGATTCTGACTGGAATAGGCAATACGATAGCCGGACTGTTTGGTTTCGGAGGTGCTGATTATTCCGGGTATGAAAACCTGAAATCAAAGTATGAAGGTCTGATTGATATATGGGATTCCCTTATCTCCAAGAAGCAGCAATACATTGACATCGACTACGGAATAGAAGCTCAGAAAGCAGCCGAGGAAGCTAAAAAACTGGTAGACGTGCAGATTGAACGCCAGCGGCAGCTGATGCATTCTCTTTCTGGAAGCGGGTCAAGTATGTTCAGCCATTCATTAGGATACAGAGTAAACGAAAGAATGGGTAGCTCTGACTGGGCAAGACTGTCACAATTAACAGGAGCTAATATACGTGAATTTGGAGACGTAATCGACCTCGATGCGGATGTAATTGGAAAGGTACTTCAGGACGAAAAGTTTGTATCTGTACTGACTGCTGTCAACTCTGAGTTTGTAACTTACATTGAGAATATAGACAAGTATAGCGAACAGTTAAAGGAAATTGCCGAACAGGAAAAAGAGGCATTTACCGGAGTAAGCTTTGATGAATTCCGTGACAGCTTTGTGAGCATGCTGTCGGATCTGGATGCTACCAACCAGGATTTTGCAGACAATTTCGAGAAATATCTACAAAATGCCATATTCTCTTCAATGGTTGCAGATAAGTATAAAGACAGAATTCAGAGCTTATATGACTCATGGGCGAAAGAAGCGGCAGATGGAGAAAAGGTGTATGTTGGAAAAAGAATGTTCGGACTACGCCCTTACATTGAAAAGGATAAAGGGCTATCTAATGAAGAAGCTGAAATGCTACGCAATCAATATCAGAGTATTGTAGACGATATGCTGGCAGAAAGGGAACAGATAATGAATGCCTTTGGATGGTCGTCATCTGCGGATTCCGGAAGCAGCCAGTCTCCCAGCAGCGGTGCGCTGACCACCATGAGCCAGGACAGCATATCCACCTTTGAAGGAATAGGACGAAACATGCAGACGCATCTGGCCAATACGGACAAGTTCGTGCAGGAAATCCGCAACACGCAGAAGCAGGACAGCCAGACGTTGGCCACCATAGCCGGACATACGGCACACCTGGTGGAGATACACGAGATATTGAGTGATATGAAATTGAACGGTATAATACTGAAATGATATGGACCTGACAGGATACCTAACAATTAACGGAACGGACGTATGGACGGAATACGGTGCTTTCCTGGGAGAGACGGAAGAAGGCGGACACGTGAACATGGATGCTTTGCTTCGAATGCCCAAGGCGAAGGATATTACTACCGTCGATTTCCGAGAAAGGAATGGGGTAGAGCTTCCTCAGAACCCGAACGTGAAGCTGAGCAGCATCGAACGTACATTGCAGTTCTGGCTTCGGGGAAACTCCGCATCCGACCGGCTGGACAAATACCAGCGCATGATGACGCTCATCACGTCGGGTATGCTTGCAATCGCCGTGAAGAATTACCGAACCTACAATATGGTTTATCAGGATATGCCGGCAGATCCGGAATGGTACGAAAGTTACGAAGGAGACCGGTTCTATGTGCTGTTTTCCGTAAAATTCATGGAGCCGCAGCCTTCTATTTAGTAATTGATTAAACACTGTTTAAATGGAACTGAAAATATACGATAAAGCCAACAGCCTCCGACTGACAGCCAGCCCGAACTCTTCTTCCAGTGTCACGGAAGAAATAGGTGGAGAATGCAGCGTATCTGCATCCTTCACCCATACCGGATACGTGCCGCTGGATGTGGATGACTACATCGAGGTGGAAGGCGTTCGCTACAAGGTAAGGTCACGCTATCGTCCGAAACAGAAGAACACACAGACTTATGAATACAGCGTAAAGTTCTATGCGCCGATACATGATGCGGAAGATACACTGATGCTGTTCCAGGAAGGTGGGACCACGTCTGAATTCAGTTACGACGGTGGGCCGCGCGAACACCTGCAGTTGTGGATAGACAATATGAACCGTCGTGCCGGTGGTAACTTGTGGAGCATCGGAACGGTGATTACCGCCGAAAACAAGGTGATTGATTATCGGAATGTGAAGTGCTGGGATGCGGCATTTGGCAGCAACGGCATCGCCGCCACATTTGATACGGAAATGTGGGCAGACGGTTATGTGATTAATCTTTGCAAGGCTGAACGTGGCGAAGTGGTGGAGCTTGGCTACCTTCAGGGGCTTACCAATCTGGCACAGGAAGATAACGGGGAAGTGAAATTCTTTACCCGTCTGTTCCCGTTGGGCAGCACACGCAATATTGATGCGACAAAGTACGGGTATTCCCGTCTGCAACTTCCAAGCCGGGAAATATATGTGGACAAGAACGTAGACTTGTACGGCGTGAAGGAAGAAACGGAAGAAGCTGCGTTTGCTGAGATATATCCTCAGTATGTGGGTACGGTTTCGTCGGTTCGTACGGAAGAGAAAACGAGTGAGGAAGGACGGAAGTACACCGTATATTACTTCAAGGACAACGGCATGGACTGGAACCCGAAAGACTACGAGATTCCGGATCTGGACTATATGTTACAGTTCCAGACTGGCGAGCTGGCAGGACGTGGAACTGACGGTTCTTTCCAGGCGGCATGGCATGAAGACACACGGGAGTGGGAAATCATCAACGTGTATCCGGATGATACGACTCAGATTCCTGGAGGTGTGATTATACCGAATCCGGGTGACAAGTATATACCATGGAACTTCGCCATGCCGCAGGAATACATCACCGCAGCGGAACAGGCATACAAGCTTGCGGTAGATGACTTCCTGAATACCTACAGCTTTGACCCGAACAAATACACCGGAACCACTGACCGGAACTACATAGAAAAGAATAATACACCGCTCCGCATCGGGTGGAACGTGCGTCTGCTGTCAGAACAGTATTTCGGCTCGACCGGAGGATACAAGGATACACGTATTACCAAGGTGCAGCGCAAGTTGAACGACTTGTGCCAGGCTACGATTACCTGCTCGGATGAAGTAGGGTCTGGGTGGAAATCCTCGGTAGATAACTCGCTGAACTCGCTACGGTATGAGGTAGCCAGACAGGCAGAACAATATGTATATGATGTAATCCGGTCGTTCGATGAAAAAACACCGTCTGATAAGAATATATTCAGTGCATTAAAATCGTTGAAGACACATCTTCGTAAGGATGTACCTGACCGAACGGAGTTTTTGATGAAACTTCTTGGCGGTATTATATCTCCTTTCCTTACATCTCCCGACTTTGTAACTGGAATGATGGGTGCCGGCATGTCATTCTCTTCAGAGGAAGGCGGTGAATCCGTCGGATGGATTGACAAGCTGTACGTGCGAAAGAAAGCCATATTACAGTTACTTTCTATCATGGAGACCGAGCTGGCTGGAGCTTCCATGATGTTTAACTCTTCAGGAGCACGGGCTACGATAACCAAGGTTGAGCGTATAGATGTGGTCCCGTTCTTCTACTCAGACGGTAGCGCGAAATATTACTCGGACGGAAGCAGAGCATACGTACAGCCAAGCGCACATGGCGCCGTGTACCGCTGTTACTTCCTTGTAGATGATGGTGAGAAAGCAATCGAAAACCGTTTCCGGGTTGGCAACTTGGTGCGCAGCCAGTCATTCAATATCAAATCCGGAGTCTATGAGAATGTTAGTAATCATTACTGGTGGCGGTTAGTTACTGCTGTAGGTGATAATTGGATAGAAGTTTCTGTAAACCATTGTGACGAAGGCAGCGATATACCGGCTGTTGGAGATGTAATGGTACAACTTGGAGACATATCGGATACGGATTTTCAGGCTGCAGTCGTGCTGTCTGCATACGGAGACGGTGCGCCTTCTCTTATCTTCTATCAGGGAATCAACAGTTACTCCCTCTCCGGGAAAGATATAGTCACGATTGGATACGACCGTGTGAAAAAAGAGGGATACTTCAATGTGTATGGACGTACCTATCTCGGTAACAGGGAACAAACGAATTACCTCAGCCTGTCCGATGGAAAGTTAGTCGGAAGATTTAGCGAACTCATGCTATCGTCTGGTAAATCAGTTGTAGAGGTAGCAAAGGACGAAATAAGCCTTGAACTGGAAGATACAGGAATTAACGTCAAAGATAGGACTGTAACGGTACATGCAGATAATTTCTTTGTAACCAACACATCCGGTGAACCGATTGCTGTTTTCACTACTGATAAAAACGGACGTCCGATTGTCAAGGCCGAATACATTGACGTGGACAATCTGAAGGTGAAGCATCTTGATGGTGCGGAGGGTTCTTTGGAAAGAGGCTCTATCGGAGGATTTGAACTGGCAAATGGCCGAATCGGTAGTGAAGCAACGGCATCCGGAGGTGGAGGTAGTTTGTCAATTTATAGTGACATGATTCGTGTAGGCGGCACAAGCTCTTATGTATTAATAGGAAAGAATGTTGTTCCGGCGACAGCTTCTGGTTTTACAGCTGCGGGAAGAATCATAAACAATCAGACGAATACGTATGGCGGATATGGTTTTGACGTGGCCAATTATGGGCTGTTTATTGAAGTATCTGGTGGAACGAAAAACTATGGGCTGAAAAGCAATGCTCCACTGATGGCAACTGCGTTTATTGGAACCAAGATCGGAAGGCTTAACATTACAGGCAGCACCTACAAGATTGATTTCTCACAGAATAATATCTTCTTTATATATGCCAGCAGCGCATATAATGTGATCCTTCCGGATGAGTCGCAGGTCGCAAGTATGTTTGGTATGAGCAGTCTTCCGTCTGATTTCGGACTTATGTTGGTTTTCAGATGCCTTGCAGGCTCTAAAAACGTCACGTTGGCCGGAATATACGACCAGAACGGAAGTGTGCAAAGTTATACTTTGGCTGTCGGCGATTCAATAATACTACTGGTGGCTAAGGTTCCATATTTCGGATATTTTTTAATCAATTATACAAGCTGATGGACAAGGCAATTATAATCTACACAGTGTTAGTAATCTTATTAATCTTAATGATAAATTGAAAACGATATGGACGATAAAAAATACGATTCAAGGTATGACGGCGAAACAACAGATAAAATTCTGGACAATGCAAAGGCTATAATGGAACAGACTACAGCAGAAGATGGTGAAACGGTACAGGTGTACGATACAAACGGCGTTCCGCATAAAGTGTCGAAAACGGAGCTACTGAAGAAGTCTACACTGGCTCTCCCAGCTTTGGAAGACATCTCCAGTTTTGTGGCCGTGAATGCCGCCGGAAATGCCGTCGGAGTAATGACAAAAGAGCAGGTTGCGTCAGTTCTGGCGGAACTTATTGGGATTAACAATACTTGGTTCAGGGATGGTGGTATTGTCATAAATCCGGATAATTGTTTGAATAATAGGGTATATATGATTAATATATCTCTAGGAACTATTAACTTCGATTTATTCACTTATGGGAATTTATTATATTTCAGTCAAGGTGAATATCACACGCAAATAGCAATGTCCATATATGACAATAAACGGTTTACCCGTATGTCTTCTAATGGTGGTAATTCATGGGGAGAGTGGAGAGAATTTTAATCATAGTTTAAATGGACTCGATTATAATATTAGGCCCTATTGATTTTAATAAGCCCGTTGCCATCTTGTCCTTTAACAATAGATAGAGTAAACGAAGAGCTAATAATATATGCATATAAGTTATAACTAGCTGTATATAGATAATATCCTCCATCCTCTTTCCTGTATACAGCTAATTCATCATCTCTATGTTCATCATGTAACATTATCACTCTTTGAATATCGCAAAGCATTATTAATGATTGCCTATTATCACCAGTAATATATATAAGCATTGTACCAAAGTCTGCATAATCCGTTAATTTTGTATATCCTGTCAGCCAGCCTAACTCCATCTTTCTAACAGTTAGTCCCGCCAGGCAGATTTAGCACTGGCGGAACTTATTGGGATTGCAACATTAGAAAAATCGGGGCTTCACCCCGCTGCTAAATTCAGCCAGGGTGATAATTCTGGAGTGTCCAACATAGATGATATAGATATTCTGTCTACTGATATATACAATGGAAATATTTTAGAGAACAATGCTACATTCATAGTTAAAACTTACCCTGCTTCTCCGGCCTATATGTATCAGGAAGCATTCTCGATGTATCCAATTAAACGATATTGGAGAGCAAAGGTGGACGGTACATGGAGAGGGTGGATTGAGTTATAATTGAGCCCAAGAATTTTCGCTATTTGAATTTTTAATTCTTGTAATATTTAATCCTGAAGGATGAAAGTAACGCTGGACAGTTGCTCCAGCAGCTCCAACTCCTGCTTGAAAAACTAACAGAGTTCCGTAGGTATCCGAACCTGGAATAATCATATACATGCCGGACTCCACAACATCGTTAAGTTCATCAATACTATTTCTGTTTGTTATATACAAAAAATCTTTTACCATGAATGGAAACAAGTTATTTCCATTCATAAGTTCCGCCAGGCAGATTTAGCACTGGCGGAACTTATTGGAACGGCTACTTTAAAAAATGATGGATTAATGTCAAAATCAGGTTTCCTGAGTGCCATTGGATTAAATTTGGAAGGTGATGCCAATACCGTAAATAACGGAGTTTATAAATTTGACTCACAACAGGACAATATGCCCGTGAATTATGGCATATTAGTGGCATTTTCTTGTGACGGATGGATTCGTATGCAATTATGTGCAGGTGGAGATAATGGATTAGCATATATAAGAACGCATTATAATAGTTGGACATCATGGAAACAACTATAATATTAATTTCCGAAGAGAATACTTCAGCTCGATAGAAGAAACATTCCCAGCCTTGTATGTAATCTTATATTTGTCAGTTCCGGTTCTGGATACCTCTATCGTAACGTTGCTCGTGTAGCTATATTCAGACAGCTTAGTTACACCAGCAGCATATATAGAAGCCCATGCCAATATATACGTGGCTAAATACTCCGTATTACTAGCACTAGCACGAATTGAAAGTAAATATATACTTGCCGTGTTAGTTTCTCTTATTTCAACGGATTCCCCAACTTGAAGTATTGTTGTTACCGTGCTATTAATTCCAATAAGTTCCGCCAGTGCTATTATTTTATGAATTCCAAATAAATAGTTATTTTCGGCGGAAAAATGGAAAAAATTCGATACCGCCTTGTTTACAATAGAAAGAATCACTTAAATAAGCAAGGAACAGCCCTTGTGCAGGTAGAAGCATCTTTGAATCAACGTAAAGTATATTTTAAGACGAACGTTTATCTTCGTCCGGAGCACTGGGATAAGCAGATAGCACAAGTATGTAACCATCCGCAAGCCAATGACCTTAACTCCATGTTGTTTGAGTTTATACTGTATCTTCAAGGTATAGAACTATCGTTATGGAAACGTGGAATACAACCGACTTTAGCTTTACTTCGTGATGCGATAAAGAAAAATACCCCCGTTAATGTTACCTTCCCTATATTCGCTAAAGAATATGTTAAGCACTCAGATAGACGCCAAAGTACAAAAGACAACCTAATCACGACTATCAATGTTCTTCAGGAATTCCGCCCTGGATTAGATTTCAAGGACATAACATACACATTCTTAAAGGATTTTGAAACATATCTTCGGGAAAAGGGAAACGGAGTGAATACCGTGGCAAAACACCTTCGCCAGCTTCGGACGCTAGTCAATGAAGCGATAAATCAAGGTTATATCCATGCAGACGCTTATCCATTCCGCAAATTTAAGATTAAGCAGGAGAAAGGTAGGCACGAGTTCTTGACTCCAGACGAATTAAAGAAGCTGGAGAACCTGGAGGTAAGCGACAAGAAGATGCGTCATGTACTGGATGCATTCCTGTTCTGTTGCTATGTAGGGTTGCGGTTCTCGGATTTCTGCCAGCTTACACCTGCAAACTTTATCAAGATAAATGGAAACCGTTGGCTGCACTTCAAATCAATTAAGACTGGAATCGAACTCCGGCTTCCGTTACATCTGCTTTTCGAGGGGAAAGCACTCACAATTTTAGACTGTTACAACATAGAAGAATTTGCCATCCTTGGATGCAATTCAGATGTGAACAAATATCTCGCACAGATAGCAGAAATGGCACGCATAAAGAAGCACATAACCTACCACACGGCGAGTCACAACAAAATCTTTTATTGATTGAATATCAACGAATTAAGTATATCAAAGAATGTAACTGCTAACGATTTAGAAACGAGCTATATTCTTTTTCTTTCACAACTTTGCAATATACAAAGAACGCTTTGATTTCGAGTGCAAAGTTAAATCTAATTTCTGAAAAACAACATTTTATGCTGTGATTTTATAAAATATTAAGATTAGTCTTTGCAAAGGTAAAAGAGTAGTTACCAACAGTAATTTTCATGTAACGTCATTTTAAGAGTATGGCAAAAAGAACATATTCATAAACGCATATATGTATCTTGCCATATTGGGAAATCAATTGCTTAGTTCCATTTTTGCAGATTATATTTCTATTTTGTCTAAATTACGACGGAATACAGCAGATTTTCAAGGGATTTGGATGGATTATCACGATAAAATATTATTTTTGTAGCGTAAAAACGATAAAAACATGAAGTTAAATCGCATAAGAGCAGTCTTAGAGGACAAAGGGATAAGCCAAACATGGCTTGCAAAGAAGTTAGGAAGGAGTTTCAGTACGGTCAATGCTTACGTATGCAACCGTTCTCAACCCAACCTTACCACACTTCTTGAAATTGCACAGTTCTTGTCTGTGGATATGAAAGAACTTATCACGGACAAAAAGGAACGCAATGATTGAAGAGATTATGAGAGACAAAATAATATCATAACATCATTTTGTGGATAAACTAAAATATAATATTTGCAAAATAAATTGAACTTTTCTCATAAGAAAAGAAATATACTATAAGAGTTCATATCTCTCTACATGTTAAATTATTAATTGCTGATAACTATGAGACTGAAGCCAAAACTCCTCAATGCAATAATATTAGGATTGACAATGTTCCTTTCAATGCAAACAGCTTTTGCTGCTTGCAAACAGTCATTTGCCGCTCAACAAAAGAAGGTAGCGACCATTAGCAAAAAGAGAGTTGTCAAGAGCAAGAAGAGAACCTATCGCAAGGCTTCGGCGCGTAAATATTCGCATAGGGAACTGAACGCCATTATGCGGATACTTGAGCGGAAGTTCCTGTCGGAAGACAAGACCCCGGCCTTGCGAAATGTTGTTGGATTTGGAATGGGATCCAACTCCATTGATGTTGCGCTCCGTTGGAACACGAAGGAGAAGCAGCTGGAGTTTCGTAGGCAGATTTACAACTCGCCCGCCATCAGGTTTGAGGGCAAGTTGGACCCTATCATCGACAACAGGGAAGGCGTGAGCACCTACCAAGGCATCTCCCTCAAGGCGGAGAAGCCTTCCTATCCATTGGGCACCACGGAAATCAGATTCACGATTACCAACCATAGTGGCGAGGAATTTGTGTATGGCGAAGCATATAGCATCACAGCCCAAGGAGCGGATGGCAATTGGTTTGTTGTGCCCACCGATTGCTCGTTCACGGCCATCGGTCATGTTTTAAGCGATGGTCAAAGCGGCACCATCACGGCCCATCTTTTTCCCGATATTCTGCCAAACAAGCCAGGCGTCTATCGCTTCTTCTACGAAGATAACATAGATGGCAATAAGGTGCTGCTTATGGCAACCTTTGAGTTGAAGTAAATAAAAAGAATTGTTGCCTATGAAATATACTCTTCACGCTACAATGCACGAACTGTAACATCTGTAGCTGGTGGATGGGCAGGTGCTTGGGCTGGAGCCAAATTGGGTTGTATGGCAGGTACATCTATTGGATTTGCTGTTGGTGGAGTCGGTGAAGTTGTTGGTGCACCAGCTGGAGCATTAATAGGTGGCTTTTTCGGTTATATTTCTGGAAGGAAAGTATCAGAAACCGTTTATGATGTAGTTACTCAAAAAGGAATGCCGATAGGTGGTCGTTAAACAAACGTGGGTCTTATGGATACCATAAGACCCACCATAAACAAGCTTAATATGGAACAAATTAAGTCTATATTCTATAAAGAAATAGCTTATCCGTATTCCAACAATCAGTATGGATTGGCTATCATTATAATGATGCAAAAGAAATGTCTATATTTCGATTCGTCAAGTTTTTATTTTGTTAAATCACCAAGTGATAATTTTAATAAGCAAAAATGGAATATTGTTAGTGATTTAAATGATAATAAGATTGCGGCAATTCACGAAGATGAGCTATCCGCTTATTTCATTCTATTTACTAATAGTAAAATTATGTATATTTATCAAGAATTAGATGGCAATGAATGTATTCGTCAGATGTTCAGAATCGTAAATCCCAATGATAAGGATTATCAAGAAATAGTGCAATATATGAATGAGAAGTGGGTTGAAACACTATACGATGAATATTCTGGTATTGACAACATTATGAACCGCGATATATTTCAATTAACATCAAAATTAACATGAATTATACGAATACGCATGTGTATATGGAAAGCTTGGAAGAAAGTCAAGACAAAAGTGGCAAACCTCATAAGATGTGGTATTAATAAATACAAAGCATACGAATGGGGTAATACTTGCAAGGGCTATTGGCGAATAGCTGACAGCCCTATTCTAAAAAGGGCGATAGATAACAATAAACTACGCTCCGCAGGGTATGCTACTTTAATGGAGACGTATCTCGAATGGTATCCAAAATAGGAACCGCCGTATGCGGAACCGCACGTACGGTGGTGTGAGAGGTCGGAAAACGAAAGTAGGAAGAAAACTGCTTCGTTTTCCTCCTACTCGATTAGTGTTCCACCTGCTATAATGGTGCAAACACAAGAAACAACATCTTATTATTTCTTGATAAGCCTTTTGATTGCATTTGATTCGTTTGTCAACTTTCTTGCCAAGCTATCTTTGTATGCTGCTATCTCCACCATTTTATGATAACGAAAGATTGAATCTTCATAAACAGTAACACGACTTCTCACATCATCAATAACTTTCTCATCTCGGCAAACAGAGAAATGCTTTTCGATGTAGCGAATATTCGGGTCGTCAGATGGAAGAACCATTTTTAAGGCTCTATACTTCAAGTCTGCCTTCTCCCAATTTTTGTGCTCTCGCCATTGGGTGAGATTGCCCCAAATGGAGAGAACAAGAGATAGAGCCAAGCCACCAATGAAAAGAAGAACAGACTTTGAAGTTGGCTCGAAGCGATGAGTCACTACTTTCTTCAGAGGTGTGTTATCCATTGCGTGAAATTTGTCCTGCACAATTTTTGATGTGGCATTCAGCTCTTGTTTCACCTGATTAACAGTATCAAACAAGAGTTTGCTTCGCTGTTCATCTTTGCTTGCTTCTTTCTTGGTAAGGTCGGTAAAGATACAGATAGCCTCTCTTAATCTTACCAATTTGTCAATAGCTTCCCCTTCTTTTACAGCCATAGCAAGAATAGCTTTTTCAAGTTTGCTAGTATCAACACTTACAGAGGCCGGAGTGCTTTCCGCCTCTGTATTCTTTGGTGAGGCAGAAAGTTCATCGACTTTCTGCTCCAATCTCTCAACTGTGCTGTGGTATCCTCCTTTCTGCCCATACTGCTTGGCTTCGGTTTATAACTTGCTTGGCAAAACTCGCCAAGGATTGCTTTCAATCTTCTCAACAAGTCCACTACATACACATGGGTCTCATGGAAACCTCTCTGATGCGACAGCTTGGTAAGTTGGTTGAGGTTGTTCGCCATGCCAATGAGATTCTTGGCGATGGCTACCGCTTCAGCGTTGTGTCCGCTGACCACCTCGCCGTTCAAGGCGGACTCACGGATGTACTCCGCCAACTTGCGGTTGGCTTTTCTCGCCCTCAGTCTCAAAGCCTCGTAGCTTGGCTTCGAGAACTTTACCGTGACAGACTTCGACAGCTTGCGAACCCTGCCCGTAGGCGGTCTTCCGCCCTTTTTCCTATTCTGTTCCTGTATGTTTGTCATTCGATATACTGTTTACAGTTGGTACACTCACTTTCTGCGACCGTCGGGAGCAAAATTCCTCCGCCCTCATGGTGGAGCGAGGCGTTTTGG